CGACATCGCGATCTATGGCGATGGTCAGCAGACTATCACGGCTGACATCCCGTGGGGCGGCAAGAAGATCACCGGGCTCGGCAATGCCACAGCTGGCACCGATGCGCTCAACCGTGACACCGCCGACGCGCGCTATGGCGCATCAGCGGCGCGCGCTCCGTTTCCTCTCAACGCCTCGATTACCTCGTCTGTGGCCGCCAACGCCTTAACGATCGCACTTAAGACGGCCGCCGGGGCCGACGCAACAGCAACGGACAAGATACTCCTGCCGTTCCGGTCGGCGACGGCGGCAACCGGGTCAATCGAGTGGGTGGAAGTGACGGTCGCAACCTCTCTTGTCATCTCGTCGGGCTCGTCCATGGGAACGAGCAACAACGCCCCTTTCAATATCTGGGTTGTCGCTTTCAACGACGGAGGCGTCATTCGTTTAGGCGCCGTGCTCACCATCGCGACGAGTCTTGTGTCAGATCCAATTTTGAGGCTTTCGCCTTTCGGGACTGCCTCATCGACAGCGGAAGGCGGCGCGGGCGCTGCCGACACGGCGCGGATATACTATACAGGGACGGCGGTGACATCGAAGGCGTTCTGCGTTCTTGGGTTCCTGCACTGGGGGTCTGGGCTTGGGACGGCTGGAACGTGGGCTTCAGACGCGACGGTCAAGCAAACCTACGGCCCGGGCGTGCCGCTACCCGGCGACATAATCCAGCACAGCCAAACGTATGACGGCGGCGTTGCGACGGGGACGACGACGATTCCGTCCGATAACACCATTCCTCAGAATACGGAGGGCGATCAGTATATGTCTCTCGCCTTTACTCCGCTTCTGTCGAGTAGTCGCATCGTCGTCAAGCATCGAGGCCATTATGCGTCAACGGCGACAGTGAGCGGAATCGGCGTGGCTATGTTTCAGGACAGCACCGTTAACGCATCTACTTCCACCGTTGCGCCTAGAAATGCATCGGCAGGGGCGATAGCCGTCGCAAATCTTGAGACGGCCCCGTTCTCCGCATCCAATACAACGTCGCGGACCTACAAAATTCGCGCTGGAGCCGACGCTGCCGGAACGACGACATTCAACGGCAAAGCCGGCGCTGGATTTTACGGCGGCCTTTATTCCAGTCTGGAAGTCTTTGAACAGATGACCTAGGCCTCGACGTGCATCAGGTCGATGATGCCGAGCGATGGCTTCCTATGGGCGCTCCAGTCGGACAGGTCCGGAGCCGTGTAGGGCGCGATCCAGCCCGCATCTTCTGCCTCTTCGACGTTCGGGGCCTCGTCCTCAATCACGACGACACCCGTATTGTCGTAGTCGCCCGCGTCTTCGTCCGTCCAGGTGGTGGGTTCGGCGAGCACGAACCGCGCTTCGATGTCGGCGATGAAGGCTTCGTAGTCCGTCGCCGTCGCGAGTCCCTCGGACGCTTGATTGAGAAGCGCCGTGTTTGCGGCAACCGTCGCCGCTCCCAGCGTATCGGCGAAGACTTGGTTGAGGTCGGCCATGTAGGCCAGCTTCTCTAAGGCTTGCTCGTAAATCATCAGTGTTTCCCCTTCTACAAGACGTCTGACTATACAACAAAAGTAGGCGAAAATCCGATGCACGGTCCACGCACAAGCACGATTGAACCAAATTTCCCACCGACTGACCAGCACCCGAACGCCAAGCGCTACAAGATCGGCGATCTCTGGGTCGATTGGACGGGCGACGAAGCCGAAGCGATTGCTCTCCTGCTCGAACGCGACAAGCGCGACGCGGGGCTGATGATCGCCTCCGAGGCCGAGGCCCGCCGCTCTCAAATCACCGCCGCCGCTCCCGGCAAGCAAGGCGCCTACCTCCTCAAATACGAGCTCGTCCTCAGAGCCGAGTTGGGCACGGACGATACGGCAAAAAACCAGCTCACAACGGAAGCAACCGTACGGGGGCTCACCTATGAGCAGTTGCGAGATGTCATCATCACCAAGCGAGCCGCTTGGGAATCTGCCGCCATGGCGATCGAGACCGTGGAAGCTTTCTCTAAGGCAGAGGTGGCAGCTGCTGTTGATCGCGCTTCCGTGGATGCTGCTGTCGCCGACGCACGTCAACAGCTTGCCGGGATTGGGGGATAGCACCGTGGACATGAGCGAAAAGGGCCTGGCCCTCGTGAAGAGCTTCGAAGGCTGCTACCTCGAGGCCTACCTCTGCCCCGCCAAGGTTTGGACCATCGGCTACGGCCACACCGACAACGTCGAAAAGGGTCAGGCCATCACCAAGGAGGAGGCCGAGCGGCTTCTGATCAAGGATCTGGCTTGGGCCGAGAACGTCGTCGAGGGCGCTCTAAAAGTGCCCGTCACGGCCTACCAATTCGATGCCCTCGTCTCGTTCGTCTTCAACGTCGGAGAAGGCGCGTTCCGCAAATCGACCCTGCTTCGCGAATTGAACAAGGGCCGCTATGACGCGGTGCCGGGTCAGCTTCTCAGGTGGAACAAGGCGGGCAAGCCCAAGCGCGAGCTCAAGGGCCTGACCCGCCGGCGCCTGGCTGAAGCCGCGCTATGGAACGAGGTGCCGCCACCTGTGAAGCCCGGCGAGGCTGAGCCGGCACCCGAGCCGATGCCGCAAGCGGTCTGCCCGTCCACGCCTCCTGTCGCCGCTCTGGTCAAGTCCCGCACCATCTGGGGAACGGGCCTCATCGGCGTCGCCTCTGCTGGCGAATGGGTGCTTGGAACCGCAACCCAGGCCTCGCAGAAAACCGCTGAGAGCCTGTCGGGGACATCGGCTCTCATGGAGCACGTCGGCGCCGGCAAATCGACCATGGTCCTCGTCATCGTGCTTGCGGCTGTTGCCGTCGTCATCGCGGCGCGGGTGCAGGATTGGACGGGAGGCAGGGGATGATTGCTGCCCTTCTCGGCCGTCTCGTTTCCCCTCTCGTCTACGTCCCTCTCATTCTCTCGGCCTTGGGTGGCCTCTACGGCTACGGCTACCTCAAGGGATTCTCAACCGCCAAAGAACGGTCTGCGCTTCTGTTTGAGCGTGCGCTCACCAAAGCTCAACAGGAGGCCGACCACCGTGTGCAAGAAGCATTGGATGCGGCAGAGGACGTTGCTCCTCTGCCTACCGTTCCTGACGCTGTTGTCAGGCTGTGCCGAACTGACCGGCACTGCCGGAAAAGCTCCTGAGAAGCGTATCGCTGATGTTGCGTCGAAATCCGTCAAAGCCTTTGCGTGCGGGCTGAGGCAGCCGTCATGGGTGCCTCAAGACACCGCCGAGACGGCTCAGAGCGTCCGCATCGTGAACGCTCAGATCGACACCGCCTGCAAGGGGGGCAAGGTATGATCCCCGACGACGACGACATCCTGGAGCCCGCAAAAAATGCCCTACAGAGGCAACGGAGCATCGCCGCCTTGGGCGGATTCGATTTCGCAGCCCTTAGGCCCCCTGCTCCATCACGAGGGCAGGATCTCCGCTCTGGAGACTACGGCCGGACACCATCACGAGCGTCTGGCGGGTCTGGAGGAAGCAGCAGAGGAGTTCAGACGCCACCGCTCGCTCTCACTGGGAGCAGTCATCGAGCGGTTTCTTCCGGACATCAAATGGCTGATCGTCATCGGAATGCTGGCCGGAGCCAAGCTCACGCTTCCGCCGGTAGTCCGCGACATTCTATCTGGCGTCGCTGCTGGCGGGCTCGGTTTCAACTGATCTACCCGCCTATAATAGTGACGTTGGCCGCTTGGTTCATCGCCAACGTGCTGTGGGGATGATCGGAGGTATCCTCTATTTGCTGGCGAGGGCAAACGCGACCTCGCCGATGGCCAAAAGCTCAGACTTCAGAGCTTCAAAAAATTGCACCTTGTCGTCGTAGCTATCGAAGTCCTTTAGCCACGGCTGGATCGCGTCAGCGACATCACCAGACCAGATCACAAGCTGCTCGTCGTGAAACACATCCTCGACCGCTTTCATGACCGGTGGTCTCCTGAATTAAGTTCGTGCGCGGCCATTGCGGCTAGACCTTTCATGCCAACCATCGAGGGGTCATCCTTGTTTTTCGCCGCGAGCCTTTTCGAGGGCTTCAACGGCGGCTGCGAATTGCTCATCCTGCAGCGTGCCGGGACCGTGGCTTCTCATGATGTCGTCAAGGGCTGCGTATAGATCTGGAGCGGCAGCTATAAGGAGCGCATTGCCTCGGTTCGACTCCATGTCGATCGGCCCGCGTTGAGACGCAGCCCCGATTCCTGTGATCGTCCCATGCTCCCCATTGATCAGCCAGTAGTGCCACTCGCCTTGTCCGCTTGGCTCGCCGCGCTCGATCGTCCATGGGCCGGGTGTGAACATGCGAGGGGCTTCCTTCATTCTTCCACAACGTCGAAACTGGCGAGGAGCCCCGAGGCATTGTCGCCGGCATCCATAGCTGCCTTGCGCTCCTTCACGGCGTCGAAGATCACGTTCCGGTCCCCGACGCTGTAGTGCTGGCAAATCTCTGCTGCGATATCGAGGATTTGGGCGTTCAGCGCCTCGATCCGCTCGACGTATTTGGTCGCTATCTTCGTGGTCATTTTCGTCATGAGTGGCCTCTATTTGGTTTCTGCTGCGGGAGCGTCTTTGGCGGGCCAGTCGTCGGCCCAGAGCAGGCGCGTAAGCTCTCCTGCTTCCTCGATCGTGAGGCCGTGAGCGTAGACGGCGAACCCTCCCTCGTGAGCATCGGCAAAGTCTGACAGATCGAGCGGCGTCCTGCCGATCACGATATCGACGCCGTCACGCTTCGGAATTGGGATCACGGGCATATCCGGGAGTTCCTTCACAACTCAGGCTTGCGCGATGTCGTCGGCTTCGATCGACGGTACTCTACAGAGCCAACTATGCAGAATGATTTCATCCTGTGGATACCAAAGGCACTGCCACCTGCTCTGCTCGTCATTCCAGACGACAGAGCGGGATGACGTCTGACCCACGCCGCACGCATGGGTCGCCGTAACCCTCGCTATGATCGGTCCGTCGCGCGGGGCTGTTGCTTCGGACTTCCACATGACCGGGGGTTCCTTCACTTTTTCTTCCGACACAAAAGCACGTCAATCTCGCATGCGATCCGCAGGGCCTCCGGATGAAGAGATGGCCCTATCTCAGACAGCCCTGCCATGTAGTCGAGCGTGACGCCGAATGCCCTTGCTAACCGGACCGCTGTATCGACCGTTGGGTTGCGCGACCTTCCCTGCTCCAGTTCCCAAACGTGAGACTTAGACAGGCCCGCTCGGTCGGCCACCTCTTGCAGACTGAGATTGCGCTCCTCACGGAGCTTCGCGCACCGCTTCGCGATGGTGAGCGCCACGTGCTCCGCTGTGAGGCCGCCGATGGTCATGCGGGCTCTTTGTAGAGTTTCGCGCGGACCGCGCAGTCCTTTGCCTCCAGGAGCTTTCGCAGTCCGGCCGTGCGCTCGGCATTTGCCGGGAGCGTGTCGACGATGTGTAGGGCAAGATCGCCGAACGGCTTACTGATCTCCTGCAAATGCGGAGGCAGGTGCTCGTAGGCGAAGAACTGCATCATGCGGTCTATCATCGTGTGGAGTCCTTGTTCTCTACTACTGCGGCTTGACGGCTGCGCATCCCCGACGGCTCGACAATGTGAGAAAAGCTGCCATCGTGGTGTTCTCGGATGACCTCGACCCATTTGCCATCGATCTCCGCGTTGACGACAACGTAGTCGCCGAGCCGGACGAGATGAATGCCGGTGACTGGAACGGGCTGCTGCGTCATAGGGGGCCTCTATTTGAAAGTTACATCCCTATACGGATTGAGTGACTCATTGCCCCCATTCCGCACCTAGCGCAAACAGTCTCGCCGCCACACCCGTCATCGAACTCGCGCCAGCCCTGGAAGTCGTGCTCGCAGAGGTTTTCCTCGGAGCCGCATGAGCAGTAGCAGGCGTCGGGGTTCCAATTACTGCGCACCGGCTCATCGGGGTTGCCACCCATCTTGATATGGACCTTGCGCAACATCGCCTCCACGGCGGCGTTTCGCTTTTCCCGCAGGGCGTCAAAATCCGGCTTATCCCTGACTGCCATCACGTCACACGCGGGAGAGATTTGAGTCGGGCGCGTTCTCTATCGCTCAAGATGCACGCGCTACCTTCGTTGTTCTGCCATTCGGCAGCGTGATCGATGATCTGCCGTGCGATCCCGCGCCAGAAGTTTCTCACGTCGTCGCCCATCAGTCCGAAGAATGATAGCGCCTGCGCCTTGCCATGCTGCCGAGCGAGCTTCTCTGCCAAGTTCTGAACGTGCGGCGTGCCCTCGTACAGCGCCTCGGCGAGCTGCTCCAACGTGAGCTTCGCCTTGAGGTCTTTCACGGCCAGCACCGAGATATCGTCGTCTGTCGTCATATCGGGTCTTCTCCTGAATTAGCTCTGCACGCGGCGCATTACGGGCTCGTGCGTCCAACCTCCAGCAGATAAGCGGATGCCGTCTGGAGCGGCTGGAACGTCGCACCATTGGATATAGTAGCCGGGCTTGCCGCGATACGGCGAAAGGCTCATGACGTGAGCGCGCCGCCATCCGCCGGGATACACGTCGGGGTCTTTCGCCTCGACGATCTCTCCGACCTTGTATGTGTGCTCAACCATCGAGGCGTTCTCCTTATCAATCGCGCTTAGCCTAGCGCGACTTCTCCCCGCAGCATATACGCCCCGCGTCGTGTCGTGTCAAGACACGTATTGACATTTGCGTAAGCGTCAAGTATGTGCTCGCCTATGGTAATGCCCCGACTCAAACGCATGGTCAGCCTCGCGCTCGACCCCGATCTTCTCGACAGGCTCGACGCTTGGCTGGGTCAGCAAGACCCGAAGGTGGCCAAGACCGCCGTCTTCGAGACGGCGTTGCGTCGGTTCCTAGACGAGGCTTCCCCACCCAAGGCCAAGGGACGCGGGAAATGAAGTTAACTACTCAAGATACCTCGACTCGACGGGCTTCCAAAAACCCCGTCCAGTTGGGTTATGAGAAGGCCAAATCCCCTCACTCCGCCGACCGGTCGGACCTACGGCTATGCCCGTGTCTCGACCGAGGATCAGTCGCTCGACATGCAGATCGCCGCGCTCGTCAAGGCGGGCGTCGATCGCGACCTCATCTATTCCGAGACGGTCTCGGGTGCGAAGCGCCGGCCGCGTCTCGAAGCGCTGATCAAAGGTCTCGATCCGGGCGACAAGGTCGTCGTCTGGAAGCTCGACCGGCTCGGACGCTCGCTCATCGACCTGCTCAAGAAGTTCGAGTGGTTCGAGGCGAACGCGATCGCCTTTCAATCGCTCACGGAGCAGATCGACACGGCGACGCCAGGCGGCCGGCTGCTCATGGTGATGCTCGGCGCGCTGGCGCAATTCGAGCGGGATCTGATCATGGAGCGCACCCGCGAGGGCATGCGCGTCTATCGCGAGCGTGGCGGCAAGGTCGGCAAAGAGCGGGTGTTCACGCCGAAGCTCATCACTGAGGCGAAGCGGCTGATCCGCGAAGGCTGGACGGTGAAGCGTATCGCAGACAAGTACGGCATCACGCCGACGACAGTGTACAATTACATACCCGGCCCCGAAGTGCGCCGGCTGCAAGGGCGGAAACGCCGGAAGCGATAAGGAGGGTGTCGTGCATTTTCCAATTATCAGCGCCGACGCGATCGAAAAGATGGCCGCAGACGCGAAGCTCTTGCGACGTCGCGTGTGGTGCCGTTCGTGTGAGCGATCTGAGGAAGTGGCAAACGGTATCCGGGACGGTTGGCCGAAGTGCTGCGGGTTCACAATGACGATCGACCCGCCGGAAACTTGGAACAAATGAGGGAGGGGTTCGTGCGGCGATGGTTCAAGAAGTCTCCCGCCGAAATAACCGCCGCTCGCCAGCGCGGCTGGGAGACGCGTCGGAAGAAGTACGGCAAGAGTGGGCATGCTGGCGTCTATGAGCGTGGCCCGATGTGGCACACGGTTCGCGATGAGAAGAGACTCGCTCGGCTCGTCGCCGTTTGCCTCAACGATGGCCTGCTCACCGAGGGGCAGGTCTCGAAGATCATCGAGGCTGATCGCCTGCGCGTGCGCGAAGTCCGAGACGAAGGAATGATGTGCTTGTCTTACCGCCCCCTGCTTGGCGAATGGGGTGCAGCAACGATGAATCGGATGTTCGGATAAGGAGGCCTGTGCTGACAGATTCACCCCGCGTTCTACGGGTTTTCTCGACCTCTTGTCAGCACGAAGGCGAGTGGCCGAGCGGTTGCTGGTGGACACACGATGCAGGCGACCTCTGGCCGAGCAGGCCCGCGCTGTTTCGAAAACGCAAAGCATAGGGAGCACCATCTTGCCGAAGCGCATCCAGTTGCGGCGGACGAAGGGATGGCGAAAGCCGGAGGGTGCGATCGTCGTATCCCGCCCGAGCCAGTGGGGGAACCCGTTCCCCACGGCGGACCTGTTCCGCTCCTGGCTGACCGGCTACATGACGCACTGGTACCCCGAGAGGCGTGAGGTTCTGATCTGGTCGATGCAAGTGCTCAATGGCCACGATCTCGCTTGCTGGTGTCCGCTCGATAAGCCGTGCCACGCCGACGTGCTTCTGGAATTGGCGAACAAATAGGGGAGACGCTAGATGATGACCGCCAGCGTCGCGACAGACTACCTCGAAGTAGTCGCGATACCGCAGCCGAGAAAAGGACGCGGTGCGCGACGCAAGTGCTCGTGTTGCGGCAAGCTCGAAACGCACCATCTGTTCGCGAACGGGATTTGCATGGGGTGGGCTGGCTGCGAGATGTACGTCTGGCGGCAAAAGCGTCAGATCGAGAAGCGCCGCGGGTTCAGATAGGGAGGGTCTGACGATGACTGGGGATATGAGTGTCGACACCGATATCAAAGCGGGAAGGAGAGGATCGTTGCCTCCGACCCGAGAGCGGAGCCCCGCCGGTGCTAGGGGCACCTTTCTGATCTGCTCTCCAAAGTGGGACCGGCCAGGCCGGAGGCAACGACATGCAAAGGAGCCGTTGCGTCTCACGAGTTAGCGACAACGAGCGTTGTGGATCACTTTGAGGGGGTGGAGGCCTGTGCTGACAGATTCACCCCGCGTTCTGCGGGTTTTCGCGGCCCATTGTCAGCGCGAACCCCCACAACATCAACCGCTTACGACCAAACCCTCTACCTTCCAAGCTGAATACGAGGGTTCGATTCCCTTCACCCGCTCCAATGAAATTAAGGGTTTACGACTTCGGCGGTTTTGGTGCTGACAAGCGTGCTGACAATCCTATTCGTTCACGTCATGCCGAAACGTCATCTCGGGAACTCGAATCTGTATCGTTGTGCTGCGCTGGTGCGTGTCTAGGAACGAGTCAAAGTCTGCGCGGGGAAGAGCCTCCATCCTCCACCGTTCCAGCGCCCTGTTGACCACTGATCTGGGATCTGCATAGGCCGCGACATGAAACGGGAGCTTGATCGTGAGGTCTGCTCCGGGCTCAGCCCCCCGGAGAGCAACATGACACGCTCGTGTGATTTCTTCCTCCACCTTCCGCTCAAACAGGTTGGCCGTCCGATGCGAGATGTCAGGCAAGAAGCGTGAGGCGAGCGCCCGTTCGGCGTTCTGCCTGCGTTGCGCCTCGGTACTGGCGATCTGCTGTGAGCGGGCGACCTGCTCGCGGAGAGGCTTCGCTAGCTCTGCCTCACGCCGCGCAACGTCTGCTCGCATTTCGTCCAGCAATGACCTGCGTTTCTTCATCTCCCCGCTCCTTCCCATCTCCGCATTGCGGCAAGCCGCCTATTCGTGAAGCAGACCGAGCTTGAGCTTGGCCCACCGGCATCTCCGGTCGTCGCTGTCCATATCACGCTGCCTTCTCCTCTTCCTTCAGGAGCGCATCGGCCTTCAGGCCTGTCTCCGCTTCGATGATCTGGGAAATGTCGTCGAACAGCTTGCAGGCCTCGCGATGCCCGAGCATTTCGAAACGGGTGGGCTTGGAGATATCCAGCTCCACCGCGATTGGCTCGCCCGTGCTCTTGGCGTACATCACAGTTGCAAAAACATGATCCGCCGTGTTCTTAAACAGCAGGGTCACGAAATCCTTGAGGGCTGAGACCGTGAGCCCCTTGGGGGCGTCTATCCGCTTGGTGACCTTGTGGCCAGCCATGACCTGCAACCACTTCCTCAGGTGCTCGCGGTTGCGAGGCTGGAATCGGTGGGACTGCGGCCAATGGTGGAACGCCGCCCGCATGAGAGCGTGATAGCGGTTGTTCTGAGGGTTGGAGCGGCGGGGCTCGGCGCCGCAGCGCGGACAGCGGGTCATGCTCCATACACTCCCACAAAGAAGCCCCCGGCGGCAGATAGCGTCCATCCCAGATAGACGCACTCAACGAGCTGGCCGATGCCGGTGGAGACGGTTGCTGCGCCGATGATTGCGAGCAAGTTGAGCGTGAGCCTGGGGATCATCCCTTCCTCCTCGCGATGTTGGGAAGATTCCACTTGCTGGTTGTCGCCGGCTCGTTGTCCTGATGAGCAGGATGCTCGGGCCAATGGGCTTCCCGGAACCAGTAGATCAGATCACCCCAGTTGCTCTTGTAGGTGATGTGCTTTCCGTCAGGCCCAGCAAGGGCGACGCTGCCGTCTTCGGCTTGGCAAATCTGGTAGATGACGTTCGGAGGGTTGGTCGCCATCACGCGGGCTCCCTGGCTTCTGCTGCGGCGAGTTTTTCGGTGAGCCCGTCAAGCTCGGTCTTGAGCGCCAGCGCGTCGCCTTCGTGCATCGCCCAGAACTGACGCAACGCATGCTTGTTGCGATCCCGGAATGTCCTGATCTCAAGGGAAGAGCGGTCCTTGGTCTTGGCCCAGCCGATCACCTTGTCGACGAACTGCCCAGCCGGAACGAGGGCCAGTGCAGAACCGTCGAGCCAGTCGATGGTGAGTGAGTTCGCCCCGCCGACGCGACGCTGCCGCTCCTCCTTCTCGACCTCCTCGACGATCTCGGTGGCGGTGAGATCTAGCGTCTTTTCCCGCTCGACCTCCTCCTCGGTGTAGATGCCGGCGAGCGTGTCGGGCCAGCCGCGGCGAAGCGCCTGGCTCTCGGCGACCTTGGAAAGCATCACGCGGGGCATCTTCGCCCAGTTGTCGGCGAGCTTCTTCTTGCCGGATGGACGACGCTTGCCGTCCTCGCCTTCAACCCACTCCTGCTCGACCGGCGCGAACTCTGCCCAATAGGCGGTGGCGGAATACTCGTGCCATTGCCCGTGCGCGAACTTCTTCACGTACATGGTGCAGGAGACGAGGCCAGCCGGATTGAGATCATCCTTCGCGCACGTTTCCCAAACAGGCTGTTGCGACGACGGGCAGTAGGTTCCGGTGCGGTCGGCCATGGCGCGGTAGCCATCGATGCCGATGACAAAGGCGACGCGGCGCTTGGCCTTGTTGTTCTTCGAGAACACGATCGCCGAAAGCTGCCGGCGGAACAGCGACAGGCTCGTGGCCTTTGCCAATTCGATCAGCGTGTTGAACTCGTCCGGCTCGAGGTCCGGGTTGTTGGCCCGGATGATCTTGAGTTGAGCGCCGGAGTAGTCGGCGGGAGCAATCGAAGGAACACGCGCAAGTTCGCCCATGACTATTGACCTCTGATGGTGAGAACGGGAGCACCGTTGGATAGCTGAGCGCCTTCGACCGTCGCGCCGTCCTTGAGATCGGCGAGCAGTGCGGTCTTGTCGAGGACGGGCCTGCCGGCCTTCCAGTATTTGGCGGGGATGTCGGCCTCCTCAAGAACGCGAAGGCAGGCGCGTACCTCGGTGAGCGTCACCGTGGCAATGTCGAGTTCCTTGGACCGCCACTCGGCAATCTCCATGGCCTGAGCGATCAGCGTGCGTTTGGCTTCGATGCGGGCCTTGAAGCGATCGCAGCGGGATTTCAATTCGCCGATGCGCAGGCTCAGCCCATCGACGAGAACCTCGTCATCGTGGATCGACAAAAGCAACTCGCGAATGATGCCATCAAGATTGGTCTCGCCGTCGAGCGTGTCGCGGATGGTGTCGTCATCATCGGTCAGGACCTTGATGCCTTCCTTGATGGCGGTCGCGGCGTTTATTTCCTTGATGGCTTCCGCGCGGACATCGCTCATCTGTCGATCTCCTCGATGACCTTCTGCAGCATGTTATGAGCCTCATGCGAGGCGTCGAAGGCGTCGTCTAAGGCGGTGGGGTTGTCGAAGGTCATGACGTAAACCCGCTGATTTCGTTGTAGCGCTGGCGATAGGCCTTCACGACTTCGAGAACGTCTGTGTCACCGAAGGACAGAACGACGTCCTTCATGCGGAACATGTGGAACCAGTCGAGATCCTTGTGCCGAGTGCACTCTGCTATCTCAAAAAGAGCCTGGTCTTTGCTGATAGAATTCATCCCACGTACTCCCTCTGAAACGCCATCAGCGCATCGATCATGGCATCGAGCTTTTCAACCACGACCTCCGCTTCCCTGAGGCAGGCCGGGTCTTCGGTGCGGAAAGCGTCATCCACGATCTGCTCTTGGATTTCGTCGCAGGTCCGCGCCATGTCAGAGACGAACGAGTCGAGCTTGGAGAGAGGGTGAACGACCTGCTTGCGGGTGATGAGCGTGCGGGGGTCGAAGATGGTGGTCATCTGCTCTTCTCCAGATACTCGCGAAGCCGCTCCAATTCTTCGGGCTCCAGCAAGAAAACAGCGTCGATCCCGTTGTTGTCGGAGATGGCTACCAACCATCTTCCGCTTGTCCGCTGCATGACCTCCAGCGAGCTTTCGTAGTCCGAGTTTTCGTACTTGTGGATGATCTGCAGAGGGTCCATCAGTAAGCCCTCTCTTGTGTCAGATCGTCAATGACGCGGCGCTGCGCCCGGACGGGGAGCTGCCTGATCCATTCGTCCTCGATCTGCTCGGATCGCTTGGCCTTGAGCCAGCCGATGATTTCGGCCCGGAGGGCGGCATCGAAGGCGTTCGATGCGTTTAGCGTGTAGGTCTCGCCCAAGTCCTCGAAGACGATCCGGCCAAACCTCCAGTGACCTGGGTAATGGCCGTCCTGCTCGATCTCGACGAAACCCTCGGCGGTTAGGATGTAGACGCCCTTGCGGACCAGCTCGAAGGTGAACTCGAATTTCATGGGCTGTCCTCAAAAAGGAAGGGGCGGCATCTGGATGAGGTTGGTCACCCGTCCGCCGCCCCTTCCCTCC